GGTTTTCATACGCTAATTGAATACGAGATAGAATCTCTCTTGCTGTTGATGCTTTGTTAGCAAGAATCGCAATATTAAATTCTGGATTGAACATAGCAAAGTGACATATCACTGCTGCCATTGTTGTTGTTTTACCAGTCTGTCTAGGCATCTTACAGATAACAAATCTGTTATCTTCTACCGCATGCATAATATCTTTCTGGTATTGGTATGGTTCAAAAGCAACTAGACCTTCATCAATACTGACAATCTTCATATAGTTTTCACAAAAGTATTCTATGTCTTGAGAGCATGTAACGATCTCTTTGACCTGTTCTTCTGTAAAATCTATTTGAACCCCAGACTTTTTGAGCTTGGGGTTGCCTAAGTAATGATCAGCCATTCTTTATATCTCTAGCCTTTCCTTTTAACAATGCTGTTAGTTCATTTGTAGAACCAACAAACAAGTTGTTCGTAACCTTAGATGGTCCTTCATCTTTTGGTTGCATGTTTTTCATTTTCTGTTGTATTTCTAATAAGTCTTTGTTTGCTGCTGATAGTGTTCTTACTAAATCTGCAACGACTTCATATGATCTTGGTTGTTGACTTTGCTGTGCTAGATCTACAATGCCATTGAGAGCATCTGTGCCACGTTCTATGACGTTGTATAAGTTTTCTCTAGCATACTCGAAATCATTTTCAAGTTTCTGATCTTTATCTATTTCTTTTTTAGGACCAGCTGCAATAAGTTCTTGTTTAGGCTCTAATGGTTTAATGTCTAAAGCATCAGCTATTGGGTCTTTAACTGGACGATCCATCAAAATAATCCTCAAAATTTGTTATATAGCCATAACTATCGTTGGCATATACATTAGCTACTGGAATTGATATTGCAGCGTTAGATGTTGCAACTCTAAACTGATCAAGACCAGGTTTTGTTGTAACCCCAACGGAAGGTGTATTTGCATAACCATTTGATGTGTTAGCAGTATACAAATTCACATTAGCTGTTTTAATTATAGAGGAGTCTTTAATAGGACCAAATAGATAACCTTTCATGTTGAATGTTAATGTCCATATCAAAGCTCTTCTAGTTTCAAAATCACCTTCGTAGGTATCAGCAGATGACATTGACTGAATTGACAATGGTACATCTACCTTTATATTTAGTTCGGGTATTAAATTGATTGTACTTGTCCATTCTGGTGTAAAGAATGGAAGTATCTGTTCTAATATAGCTGTTGCATCTTCTGCGTATCTTGTGTAGATGTTGAGCTCAAAGACTATATCATATGGTACTGGTTGATATGTTGTCTTAACTTTATTAGAATTATTACCATCAACAGACACAAACTTATTGAGAGTGTTTAATTTTCTCTCAGGCGCATAATTTAATGATGCCATTTCAAATGACATTCTAGGCAACAAGATTGATTCGCTGTTATCTAGGTTTAGATTTTGTTCTAGCCTAGAAGTCATCTTTTCTCTTGGAGCATATTGAACAGGCACTTTGATTGTCTGTTGAACATTGTTGCTAGAATCTCTTCTGTTAACAATAATGTCATTAAACAATGTGCCAAAAAGTATTACATACTTTCTTAATGATGCATGATAAAATGTATGTCCAAACATTAGAATGACCCGCCGTCACTAAATGGATCTGCTTCTGAGAAGTCTAAGAAACCACCTGCTACAGTTTGGAACAAGTCGCCATCAGCATCTGCAACCTGATCGTAGTCGATATTAGAAGCATAACCATCTGCTTCAATAACAAATCCTTCTTCTGTATTGAGTTTAACTTCTCTTAGATGTTCTACGAATATAGCTGTCTGTAATGTTGTATCAAAGGACTTAGTAGTCTCAAGCTCATCAATAGCTTGAATACCAGTCATTAATCTTTCACCACTGTATTCAAACTTCTCACATCTTAGTTCATAGAATTGTAGTGAACCTAATTGATAGAATACTGGCTCATGTTCAACAAATTTAATACTAAACAATGCTTCATTGAATGGGAAGTAAATTAAATCGCCTTCTCTTGGTCTTATGATTCTTGCTGGTATGCCTATCTCATTTTCAAATGATCTTCTTGCTACTGATAATGTTAGTTGGTCTCTAACTTCTAACCCAAACTTAGATAGGAAATCTCCTTCTCCACCAAAACCATCAACGCTGTTAATATAAAACTCACACTCATAAAATTCTTTGAAGTAGCCAAGATCGTCTTCGTTGTGAAGAGTATCATAGTCTCCATAAGTTTTTGTTAGATAGTAACAGTCTATGCCATGGATCTTAATAGACTCAACGACAAGATCGTCGATGAGCGATTGCTCCATGCTGCTTTTGAAGTTGTTGAAAAAGAAGTTTGTTGCCATATTAACCTACCATATCTTCTGGTGGGTATGAATATGATGTTAGCATCTCCTCTTCTAGTTGTTGTATTTCTGCAACAGCGTCGTCATAAAGTTTAGTTCCATTGAACTGAACACCACCAGGGAGCTGCATACCTTCAAACTTGATAAGGTTAGACCCCCATTGCTTTTTAATTAGTGCAGCTGCATATCTTAGCAACCATCTATCTTTCCACACATCTGCGTATGTTGATGGGTCTACAATTCTATATGCTTTTGCTACAATGTAATTGCCTGCGTTAATTTTATCCCAATCCATATCAATGTAAAGTCTATTGATATTTCTATTGTATCTAAACAATTGCTTTCCAACAAGTATCTCTTCGATCTGTCTAATGTTTTGCATGTTCATGTAATAAGGAACAAGCTCGTATCTTGATAGATCGTATAAGTCGTTAAGAGCTATTTGATATCTGATATTAAAAAGATTGTTTGTAGACGTAGCATCACCTAGATCAAATAGGTCTACAATGCCAATAATATTTTCAGGGACAGTAAGGTATTTGTTTGTTTTGTCGTCTTCTGTAACTTGCCATTTGTAATACGTATGATCTAGGCCATCAAAGTGGTAATCCCAATAATATGATAGAGCCTCATCAACTCTATCATCTACTTGATCGTCGTCTACATTAATTTCAATTACAGGCTTACCCAACCTTCTTAGGCAATTTTCTTTGAATTCTGTTCTGGTTGTTGGATTTGCCATGTATAAAACCTCCGAGATTATGAAGTATTTATACTAGATGGATCCTAAGAATTCTAGAATCGCCAAGCAAAGATAAGATAGCTTCTTGCTTTGTAACCGTCTTCATTTCTAAGGTTTGGCATATACTCGAAACTTATATGCGCGTTTTGATTAAATCTATACTGAAAGTTTGGGCCAACATATAGCTCGTCTGTCTTTTCACCAAAGTCATTATATCTATACATTGATGTTAATCCAACAGTAAAATTGTCACTTATAACTTTACCGACACTATACGTTGCAGCATATTCTCTTTCTTGATCTTCTTTCTCATCTGCAATGTTTGCTTCATAGATAAGATTTAAGCTCCAAATATAACTCGACTTACCAAACCTATCACTAAGTAATAACTTCGGTTCAATACCCATCTTACCTTGCATCAACTTATGTTCAAAGTATAAAGTTGGATTGCCCCAAATCTTGCCCCAGTCTGCTAGAGCGTATCTAACTTCCCAGCTGAAACCTCTCCAACCAAACTGTCTTTGTTCTGGTAGACCATCATATACTGTATGTGCATAAAGATCTAATTCCCATCTACCTCCAAGACCAAATGCAAGTTCATCTCTCATTCTTACTTGAGGTACACCATTTCGTCTTTCTCTTACATCAAACCATTTCTCATACATTACAGTACCTGGTGGCGTCATAACATATGATCTTGTTGATGGAAACTTTCTTGTTAGTGTCCATACTGGTTGGTTGTATTCACCGACGTTATCAAATTGAGGAAGACCTGCTGATACGACAACAACTTCTTCTATGATTTGCTCTTTTTCTTCTGCGTTGACTGCTGAGCTGAAAATACCTGACAGCAGTATAAGGAACGTAAACGTTCCGATAGTTTTATAAAATTTAATCATGTTAGTATTAAATATTCCTCTGCTTATAGTTAAACATTTGTGAAACGGACTCAACATATACCCAGCATAATCTAATGCAAAAAATACTGGTAAGTATTTCAAACCAAATATGCTAGTCAATATTGATACGACCCCTGCAAACTTACTAGAGCTTCCTAATAAGAATGCGGCAATGAAACTAAAGAACATAGCCATGTACAATGTTTCATTTGAAAGCCTTTCAACAATATACGGATCCAAAACTTGTAGATAGTTTCCTGCAGCAATAATTATAGAAAGTATCGCAAGCGTTTTCCAATCTATCCACTTTACATCTTGTGACTGTACATTATCAAAAGACAATTCTATATCATCTTC